AGCTGGGGCCTGCGGGCGCTGGTCACCTACGACCTGCACATCTGGGATCGAACCTCGGCCGCGACGGCATGCGACCGCATGGCCAAGACCCTGTCGGGCTACAACGGAGGCCCCGGTTGGGTGACGCGGGACGAGCGCCTGGCCAAGGCCAGCGGCGCGGACCCTGCGCGGTGGTTCGACCAGGTCGAACGCTTCAACGCCGGCCGCAGCGCTGCAGCCTTCCGCGAGAACCGCGGCTATCCCCGCCGCATCCTGCTGGAGCTGGAGCCGGCCTATGTCGCGGCCGGCTGGGGTGGAGGGAGCTGCGCATGACGCTGACCCCGACCTCCAATCTGAAGCGCCGCCTGCTGGGCGCCATCGCCGTGCTCGGCCTGGCGGCTCTGGCCGGCCTGGCCGGGGCGAGCGTGGGCCACACCTGGGGCTATCGCACGGCCAAGGCCGAAGGCGATGCGGCCCTGGCCAAGCTGCAGGCGACTCGTGCAGAGGCGCGTGCGGCCGTTGCCGAGGAGACGGCCCAGGGCCTGGCACGCGAGGTGAACCGCAACAACCAGCTCGCGCAGCAGCTCACTGACGAGCGCCGCAAGCACGCCACCGAGAAGCAGTCGCTGCTCAAGAGGATCGCCAATGTCACGACCGTCTATGTTCCTGTCCCGGGCGCTGCACCTGAGCCTTTGCCTCGCAGCGTGTTCACAGTTGGCTTCATGCGCGAGTACAACGCCGCGCTCGGCATTGGCCGCGGAAGCGATCTGTCCGCCGCTGCCGGAGGTGACGCTGCCGCCGGAGCTGACACATCGCCCAGAGCCGGCCAGGCCGCTGGAGCCGGGCTACGCGGCCAGTTCGCCGACCTTCAAGACTCCGGCCTCATCCAGGCCGACATCCTCGCCCACATCGCGGACTACGGCGAACGCTGCCGCAACTTCGAGTCCCAGCTGAACCGCTTGCTGGATCGCCTCCCTGGAGCTGTGCATGGACATCGTTGACCTGGCCAGCGACATCGAGGCCGCCGAGCGCGAGCGCGGCCTGCAGGCGGTGCGCCGCCAGCTGCAGGGTGAGGCTCGGTCCGACTGCGCCGAGTGCGGCGCGTGCATTCCTGAGGAGCGCCAGCGCGCCGTGCCGGGCGTGCAGCTCTGCACCGGCTGCCAGACGGCGGCAGAGAGCCTGCGGAGGGCCTACGCATGATGGTTCAAGTGGAACTCTGGCAGCTAGTGACCCTGCTGCTGGCCTTCCTCGGTTTCCTGTTCGCCGCCGGCCGGCTGCTGCTCAGCCAGATCGATCGCCGCTTGTCCGATCGCTTCACCGCGATGGAGAAGGCGCGTGAGGAAGGCGGTAAGCACTGGGACGAACGATTCACCCGCCTGCAGGACCAGGCGCAGCGCGATGCGCACAACGTCGCCGAGCTGGAGCGCACCTTCCTGCGCTTCCAGGCCGAGCTGGCGGTGCAGTACGTCCGCCGCGAGGACTACGTGCGCGGGCAAAGCGTGATCGAAGCCAAGCTCGACTCGCTCTACAGCAAGTTGGAAGTGATTCAGACGAAGGGAGTCAAGAATGGTTGACCATGCCAAGGTCCGGCGCGAGTCCATGCGCTGGAACCTGATCAACACGCTGGACAAGGCCCGGCCCCATACCAGCAACGAGCAGTTCCTGCGCCAGGTGATGCAGGCCATCTACCCAGACGCCACGGCGCTGGAGATGCGGCGCGAGCTGGACTACCTGGCGGACCGCGACCTGGTCGAGCTGAACAAGCAGCCTTCGGGCACCTGGTTCGCCGACCTGACGCGCTACGGCGTGGACATTGCCGAGTACACCATCGAGTGCGACCCTGGCATTGCCCGTCCGACCAAGTACTGGGCGGGCTGATATGGCACGTCGCTCGACCATTGACGGGCTGCCGGACGACGTGCGCCGCTGGCTGGAGCGTGCCCTCACGGAGAGCAACTTCAGCGGCTACCAGGAGCTGGAGGAACTGCTGCGCGACAAGGGCTACGCGATCAGCAAGAGCGCCATCCATCGATACGGTCAGAAGATCGAACGGCGCTTTGCGGCCATCAAGGCCAGCACCGAGGCAGCCCGGATGCTGACCGAGGGCGCAGCCGACGACCAGGACCGTCGCTCTGAGGCAGTCATCGCACTGGTGCAGACCGAGCTGTTCGAGTCCATCCTGAACCTGCAGGAAGCCGGCGACGAGGAGATCGACGCCTCGGACCGCATCGGTTTGCTGTCCGCTGCGGCGAAGAACATCGCTACCCTGGCCCGGGCCAGCGTCAATCAGAAGAAGTTCCGCCTGGAGGAGCAGGCCCGCATCGAACGCGAGGCCCGCGAGAAACTGATCGCCGAGCAGGAAGAGAAGCTCGAAGAGCTGCGCGGCGGTGATGGCATGAGCGAGCAGATGGAAGCCCGCATCCGTCGCATCCTGCTCGGGAAAGAGTGATGACCCAGCCTCAAGAAGCCACCCCGCAGGAGGTGCCGCTCAAGGCGCTCGGCCGGCCTCGCAAGATTGACCTGGCTGAGGAACTGGAGCTGGCTGGCGTCGTCGTTCCCCAGGAAGTCGGTGACGCCATCCCGGCCGACCAGCCCGTCTTCCTGCCCTACCAGCAGCGCTGGTTTGCTGACGAGTCCCAGATCATGATCGCGGAGAAGTCGCGCCGCACGGGCCTGACCTGGGCTGAAGCCGGCCGCAACGTCGTCAAGGCCGCCAGGCCGCGCCGCCGTCAGGGCTGCAACACCTTTTACGTGGGCAGCAAGAAGGAGATGGCGCTTGAGTACATCGCCGCCTGCGCGCTGTTCGCCAAGGCCTTCAACGAGCTGGCCCAGGCCGATGTCTACGAGCAGACCTTCTGGGACGAGGGAAAGAAGGAGGAAATCCTCACCTACATGATCCGGTTCCCCAAGTCGGGGTTCAAGATCCAGGCGCTGTCCAGCCGCCCGTCCAACCTGCGCGGCCTGCAGGGCGATGTCGTGATCGACGAGGCCGCCTTCCACGAAAGCCTGGAAGAGCTGCTCAAGGCCGCGCTGGCGCTGACCATGTGGGGCAACAAGGTCCGGCTGATTAGCACGCACAACGGCGTCGAGAACGCCTTCAACGAGTACATCGAAGACGCCCGCGCGGGCAAGAAGGACTACAGCGTCCACCGGATCACGCTGGACGATGCCATCGCTGACGGCCTTTACAAGCGCATCTGCTTCGTCACGGGACAGACCTGGTCGCCGGAGGCCGAGAAGAAGTGGCGCGATGACCTGTACAAGAACGCGCCGAATCTGGAGAGCGCCGAGGAAGAGTACGGCTGCATCCCAAAGAACGGTGGTGGAGCCTGGCTGTCGCGTGCGCTCATCGAGTCGCGCATGTCGGCCGACACGCCGGTCCTGCGCTGGGTCTGCCAGCAAGGCTTCGAGCTGCTGTCGGATCACATTCGCAAGGCCGACTGCCAGGATTGGCTGGAGGAACACCTGGCCCCGCTGCTGGCCAAGCTGCCGCCCGACGCGATCAGCTTCGACGGCCAGGACTTCGGCCGCACCGGCGACCTGTCGGTCCATGTGCCCCTGATCCAGTTGCAGAACCTGGTGCGCCGCGTGCCGTTCTTGCTGGAGCTGCGCAACGTGCCTTTCCGCCAGCAAGAGCAGATTTGCTTCTACCTGTTGGATCGGCTGCCCAACTTCATGGGAGGCGCCTTCGACGCGCGCGGCAACGGGCAGTTCCTGGCCGAGGTCGCCATGCAGCGGTATGGGGCCTCGCGCATCCACCAGGTCATGCTGACCGAGTCTTGGTACCGCGAGCACATGCCGCCGGTCAAAGCCGCGCTGGAGGATGGCGACCTGGACGGCCTGCCCAAAGACGCCGACGTGCTGGCCGACCTGCGCCAGGTCCAGGTCATCAAGGGTGTGCCGCGCATCCCCGAAACCCGCACGACCGGCGAGGACAAGGGCAAGCGCCACGGCGATGCCGCCGTCGCCGTGGCGCTCGCCCATTACGCCAGCCGCGAAATCAACCTCGGCCCGCTGACGGTGAAGTCCCGCCGCCGGCGGGCCGCCGCCCGCATCACCCAAGGCTACGCATGAGTAAGAACAAAGGCATCTGGGTCAGCCCCACCGAGTTCGTCCAGTTCGGGGAGGCCCGCTCCTCGCTGTCCGACCAGATCGCCACGCGCGGTCGCAGCATCGACTTCCACGCGCTGGGCATGTACTTGCCCAACCCGGACCCGGTGCTGAAGGCTCTAGGAAAGGACATTAAGGTTTACCGAGAGCTGCGCTCCGACGCGCACGTGGGCGGATGCATCCGCCGCCGCAAGGCCGCGGTCAAGGCGCTGGAACGAGGAGTCGAGCCTGGCAAAGCCAGGTCGCGCATCGTCAAGAACATCGAGGCCATCTTCGCGGACCTGCCCATCGAGCGAATCATCACGGAGATGATGGACTCGGTGCTCTACGGCTACCAGCCCATGGAGATCACCTGGGGCAAGGTCGGCGGCCTGGTCGTGCCGGTGGACGTGGTCGGCAAGCCGGCCAACTGGTTCGTCTACGACGAGCACAACCAGCTGCGCTTCCGCACCAAGGAGAACAGCCTGCGCGGCGAGGAGCTGCCTGAGCGCAAGTTCCTGGTGCCACGCCAAGACCCGACCTATGACAACCCCTACGGCTTCCCGGACCTGTCCATGGTCTTCTGGCCCACCACCTTCAAGAAAGGCGGCCTGAAGTTCTGGGTGCAGTTCACCGAGAAGTACGGGGCGCCCTGGGTGGTCGGCAAGAGCCCGCGCAGTGCCAAGCCTTCGGAGACCGACGAGCTGCTGGAAAAGCTGGAAGCCATGGTCCAGGATGCCGTGGCGGTAATCCCCGACGACGCCAGCGTCGAGATCAAGGAAGCCGCGGGCAAGGCCGGCAGCGCCGAGGTCTACGAGCGGCTGCTGACCTTCTGCCGCTCCGAGACCTCCATCGCGCTGCTCGGCCAGAACCAGACCACCGAGGCCACGGCGAACCGCGCCTCGGCCCAGGCCGGCCTGGAGGTGACCCGCGACATCCGCGACGGCGACAAGACCATCGGGGTCGAGGCGCTGAACCAGCTGATCCGCTGGACCTGCGAGTTGAACTGGGGCACGGGCGAGGTGCCGGTCTATGCGATGTGGGAACAGGAGGAAGTCGACAAGGTCCTGGCCGAGCGCGACGAGAAGCTGACCCGGGCCGGCGCCAAGCTCACGCCGCAGTACTTCAAGCGCGCCTACAAGCTGGAGGACGGCGACCTGGCCGAGACTGTCGCGCCGTCGGCCGGCACTGCAACTGGCGGTGATCCGGCCGACCTGGCTTTCGCCGAGGGCGACGTGTCGGTGCCCGACCAGGATGCGCTCGACGGTGCGATGGCGGCACTGGAAGGTGCGGCTGAGATTGATGGCGACCTGGTCGCCGTGCTGAAGCCCGTGCTGGCTGCCGCCCAGGCCGGCCGCAGCTCCGACGAGCTGCTGGGCATGCTGGCCGAGCTGTACCCCGACATGGACACGGCCGGCTTGCAGGAGCGCCTGGCGCGCGCCATCTTCGTTGCCAAGGTCTGGGGGCGCCTGCATGCCTGACCAGGTCACCGGGCCGGAGCTGGCCTACTGCATGAAGCTGCCGCCCAAGCAGGCCATCGCCTTCCTGCAGGCCAAGGGCTACGCCATCTCCTGGGATTGGGAGGACACCTGGCAGGAAGCGCAGGCCACGGCCTTCACGGTGGCCAAGGCCACGCGCCTGGACATCCTGCAGGACATCCGCGAGGCCGTGGAGCGCGCCCTGCAGGAGGGCAAGACCTTGGCCTGGTTCACCAAGGAACTGACGCCTGTGCTGCAGGCCAAGGGCTGGTGGGGCCGACAGGAGCATGTCGACCAGGACAGTGGCGAGATCAGCCAGGTGCAGCTCGGCAGCGCCTGGCGCCTGCGCACGATCTACCGCACCAACCTGCAGACGGCCTACATGGCCGGCCGCTATGCCGAGCAGCTGGCCAACGCCGAGGACCGGCCCTACTGGATGTATGTGGCCATCCTGGACGGACGCACACGGCCCAGTCATCGCGCCATGAACGGCAGGGTATTCCGTTACGACGATCCGATCTGGCGCCAGTTCTATCCGCCCAATGGCTGGGGCTGCCGTTGCCGCGTGATCGCGCTTTCGGCCAGCCAAGTTGAGCGCATGGGCCTCAGGGTGGAGGGCTCCGAGGGCATGCTGGGCACCACACAGAAAGTCGTCTCCAACAAGACCGGCGAGCTGCGCGACGTGGCCACGTTCACCACGACGGACCCGCTGACCCGCAAGCGCGTCGTCGTCTCTCCAGATGTGGGCTGGAGCTACAACCCGGGTGCGACGAGCTGGCGGCCCGAGCTGGGCCGCTACGGCGGCGACCTGGCGGCCCTGGCCCGGCGCGAGCTGCGATGACCCACGTCCGCGTCAAGATCGTCGACGCCGCTGCCCAGCGCGGCCTTGAGGAGCTGCTGCGCGCCGGCCGCGACCTGCGCCCGGCCATGCGCGACATCGCGCAAGGTCTGGAGTCCGAGGTCGAGTTCAACTTCGCCGCGGGTGGCCGGCCGCGCTGGACGCCGCTGAAGAACCCGCCCGAGCACCGCCAGGGCGGGCAGGTCTTGCAGGACAGCGGCCAGCTTGCCGCATCGGTCGTGACGGACCACGGTAGCAACTTCGCTCAGATCGGCAGCAACAAGGAATACGCCGCCATCCACCAGTTCGGCGGCAAGACCAAGGCGCACACGATCAAGGCAGTGAATAAGAAGGCCCTGGCCTTCGGCGGCAAGTTCGCGCGCCAGGTCAACCATCCGGGCTCCGACATCCCCGCCAGGCCGTATCTGCCGATCACGGCAGAAGGCGACTTGCAGCCCGAGGCGCGCAGCGAGGTGCTGGACACAGTCCTGCGGCACCTCAAGCGGGCGGCTGGGGCCTGAAATCCGACGCGCCGCTGGGCGCGTTTTGAGGCCCTGGGGCGCGCAACGGTAGCCGCATGGCCCGATGCCAGGTTTATAAACATTCATAAACCGGCGCGTGCCGCCCCGCGAAGCCGAGGGGCGATCCCCTGATCCGGCCGGGAGGCCGATTCGACCTGGTCGAGCTGTTGAGCCGGCCTCCCTGCGGGCACTTATTCAAGCCGGTTAAAAGACCGCCGCAGCCCGTCTCCAGAAGATGGCGGCATGGCGACACCCAAGCTCCTCCACATCTTCAAGCCGGGCCGCTGGACCACCATGGCCGGCGAGTCCATCGAGTTCTCGCAGGCCGACATCGAGGCCACGGCCAAGGCCTACGACCCGACGCGGCACAAGGCGCCGCTGGTCATCGGTCACCCTCGCAGTGATGACCCAGCCCAGGGCTGGGCCAAGGCGCTGGTCGCTACGGCCAAGGGCCTGTTCGCGGAGCCGATGAAGGTCGAGGCTGCGTTCGCCGAGGACGTGAACGCGGGGCGCTGGGGAACCATCTCGGCGAAGTTCTACCGTCCCGACGACACGAACAACCCGGTGCCGGGCGTCTGGTATCTGCGCCATATCGGCTTCCTGGGTGCACAGCCGCCTGGCGTGAAGGGGCTGGAAGAACCGGCCTTCTCCGAGGGTGATGACGACGGCTGCGTCTGCTTCCAGCAGGGCATGCCGGTCTCGAACTGGGGCCTGGAAACCAGCGCCACGCTCTTCCGCAAGGTGCGCGACTGGATGCTGGCCCAGTTCGGCCAGGCCACGGCCGACCAGGTCATGCCCGACTGGCAAATCGAATCCCTGCGTGAGGCGGCCCGGCAAGAGCCGGCCAGCACATCCGCCTTCAGCGAACCCGAGCACGCGCCGGCAGACGCTTCCTCTGCCAATCCACCCACCACAGCACCCACCGAAGAGGAGAACCATGAAGTGACGCCCGAAGAGAAGGCCCGACTGGAGGCCGAAAACGCCCAGCTCAAGCAGCAACTGCAAGCCGCCACGGCCGCGCAGCTGTCCGCCACGACGGCCCAGCGCCGCGCCGAGCACGTCGCGTTTGCCGAGCAGCTGATCGGCGAAGGCCGCCTCGCGCCCAAGAACAAGGACGTGGTCGTGGCCTTCCTGGAGTTCGCCAGCAGCGGCGAGACGCCGGTGGAGTTCGGCGAGGGCGATGCCAAGCAGCCGCTGGCCACGGCCATCAAGAGCTTCCTGTCCGAGTCGCCCAAGGTCGTCGAGTTCGGCGAGGCCGCCACCAAGGCCAAGGCGGCCGGGGCCGAAGCGGGCAAGACCGCCTCGGTGGAGTTCGCCGAGGTCGAGACCGACCCTGAACGCCTGAGCCTGCACGTGCGTGCCACGGAGCTGGCTAGCGAGAAGGGCATCCCCTACGAGCAGGCCGTGCGCCAGCTCATCAACGCCTGAAGGAGGAGTCGCCACCATGGCTGACCGTTTGAAGAAACTCCGGGTCGTAGACCCGGTCCTGACCAAGCTGGCCCGCGGCTACCGCAATGCCGGTCTGATCGGTGTCACCCTGTTCCCCGTCGCAGAGCTGGAGAAGGAAGCGGGCATCATTCCCCTGTTCGGCAAGGAAGCCTTCCGCCTCTACGAGACCGAACGTGCCGTGCGTGCCAAGTCCAACGTCATGCAGACCGACGACGTGGACACCATGGACGTGGTCCTGCGTGAGCATGACCTGGCCTATCCCGTGGACTACCGCGAGAAGGCCGAGGCCATGTTCAACGAGGAAACCAAGGCGGCGCGGCGCGCCAAAGACGCCATCGACCTCGGCCACGAGTTCGCCTGCGCCAAGCTGGCGCAGAACCCCGCCACCTTTCTGTCTGGCGCCAAGGTCGTGCTGTCCGGGCCGGCCAAATGGGCGGCCGGCGGCGGCGATCCGATCAAGGACATCGAGGACGGCAAGGAAGTCATCCGCCAGCGCACGGGCATGCGGCCGAACACCCTGGTCCTGGGCGCCGCTTCCTATGCCTCGCTGAAGTTCCACCCCAAGCTGGCCGCAGCGCTGGGCTCCAACGAGCGCAAGCTGATCACGCTGGAGCACCTGAAGGCGCTGTTCGGCATCGAGAACATCGCCATCGGCGAGGCCCTGGCCGCTGACGGCTCGGGGGCCACCGGCGACATCTGGGGTGACAACGCCATCCTGGCCTACGTCGCCAAGCCGCAGGGCGAGACCGGCGACCACGACATCCCGTCCTTTGGCTACACCCTGCGCAAGCAGGGCATGCCCGAGACCGACAAGTACGACATCGAGGGCGGCAAGGTCGAGCACGTGCGCCACACCGACATCTACAAGGTCGTCGTGGTGGGCGCCGACGCGGGCTACCTGATCCAGGACACGAACTGACGGAGGGCCTATGGCTGAGAAAAAGACCGAATCGAAGGCCGAGGCATCGGCCGAGTCGAAGAAGTCCGTCTACCGCGTGCGCGGCACGGACATCAAGCACGGCGACCCCGTCGAGCACTACCCCGAGGGCAGCGACATCGAGCTGACCGACGTCGAAGCCGAGAAGCTGAAGCGCTGGCTGGCCCCGACCTCGGGCAAGAGCAAGGCCGCCGAAAGCGAAGGAGACCAGAAGTGAAAACCCAGCAAGTCCTCCTGACCACCTCGCTGTTGGCTGTCGCCGCGCTGTCGGCCCGCCGCTTCGCCGGCTTCGACGGCAACCCGTGCGCCGCAGGCGTCAAGCCCCTGGGCGTCACTGAGCTGGACACCGACGCCGGCAACATGGCGCCGGTCAACGTGATGGGCATCGTCCTGGTCGAGGCCGGAGCGGCCGTGGCCCAGGGCGCCGAGGTGCAGGCCGACGCCACCAGTCGCGCCATCACCAAGGCGGCCGGCGTCTCGGCGGGCACCGCGTTGGACGCGGCGACCGCGGCCGGCGAGATCATCCGCATCCTGCGGGGCGCCTGACGATGCGCTACTGCTCGCTGGCCGACCTGCAGCTGGCCGTCCCCGCTCAGACCCTGGTCTGGCTTTCCTCCGACGACACGGCGGCGACCGAGCCGGCCCTGCCCGTTGTCGAGGAGGCCGTGCGCCAGGCTGAAGAGCTGGTGGACGCCCATCTGCGCGGTCGGTACGTCCTGCCCTTGGCCCCGGTGCCCACCGTGGTCAAAGACATGACGGTCAACCTGGCCAGGCACTGGCTCTACGCCCGGCGGCCGGAAGGCAGCGAGCTGCCCGACGCGGTGACCCGCACTTACAAAAGCGCTTTGCAAATGCTGGAGTCCATCCGCGACGGCAAGCTGACCATCGGCGCGCCCACCGGAGAGGCCCAGCCAGAGCCGGGTGAGATCAAGGTGCGTGCCAAGCGCCGCATGTTCGACGCCGATCTGCTGGGGCGCTACTGATGGCCACGCTGATCATCATTG